CCCTCCGCGCCCGGGCGGCTCGCCGTCGGCCGCGGACCGACCCCAAGCCGAGCGTGCCGCGCCCGGTCCGCCAGTCGGAGGAGTGGAAGCAGTTCGGGGCCTGCCGGACGGAGCCGGACAAGGACCGCTGGTTCGCCCACACGCGCACCGAAGCCAACGAGACCGATGCGGCCAAGGCGGTGTGCGGCCGGTGTCCGGTCGCTCTTCAGTGCCTGCGGTACGCGCTGGCCGCTGATGAGCCGTGGGGGATCTGGGGCGGCCTGGACCGACACCAGCGGAAGGCGCTGACGGCACGCCGTGTTGGACGGGAGGCGACCTCTTGACCCACGTGCTCGACCTGCCGCGCGATGCGGTCCTGATGCCGATCGGCCGCTTCGAGTGGGAGCGGCTTGTTCGCCGGATCGTCATGCCTCCACAGCACAAGCTCGTGGCACTGCTCCTGGCCACGTGGGCCGACGCGGACGGTTCGCGGGTGCGGCCGGGCCTGGAGTTGCTGGCGGCGGCGATCGGTCGCAGCGAGCGCACCGCGGCCAACGCGTTGCGGTCGCTGTGCCGGGACTGGGGGTTGCTGGAGCAGATGACGCGCGGCGGCGGCCGTGGTCGGTCGGGCAGGGCGGCCGACTACCGACTGACGATCCCGACCGATCTGCTGGATCGGCACGTGTTGCTCGGGCCGAACGGATTGCCGGAACGACCGGAAGCCCAGGTTTCCAGTCAATCGGTCGATTCCCCTGTGGATAACTCGGGGGACGGCACCGATCCACTGGAAACCCTAGCTTCCGCTCAATCCAATGGCCGCGCGCCGGACGATCATGAAATCGGCGACGCGCCGGATCGATTGACCGGAAGTTTTCAGCGATTGACCGGAAGCCCTGCATTTCCAACTACCAACCACATAACCAACCACCCACAGACGACCCAACCTTCCGAACTCCATACGCAACCACCAGAGGGCAGCGAGTCGAGTGTGGACAACTCACAACGATCTCCGCCGCGTCCTGGCTCTCGTCGTCGCAGCCGTTCCCGATCCCCGACCACCCGGAGGTGACCCGTGACCCGCCGCCTGCATTCCGTCACCGCCCCGGTAGCCGAGGACCTGGCAGCGCAGGACGAGTCCCTCGCCGTCCAGTGCCCGCTGTGCCAGGCGCCCCGGGACGCGTATTGCACGAACCCGCTCACTGGTCGGCACCTGCACAACCGGATCAGCCACTGGCAGCGCCTCGCTGCCGCCCAAGCCGCCCGAACGGAGGACCAGTGACCGAGCGCTACACCGACGGCCAGCCGGTCATCGTGATCGATGTCGACGGCAACAAGCATGCCGCGATCGCTCGGTCCGATGTCGAGGGAAGGTTCCGCGACGGCCGGAAGGTCCACGACTTCCCGGTGGTGTGGGTCGAGATCCCGCGCTACGACGACGGCACCGATCGCATCCCCTGGCCAGCCGAAGCAGTCCACGCCCGAACGGAGACGACATGACCCAGCGAGACGTGCTCGGCGAGGTCGGAGCCCTGTGCGGACACCCGGACCCGCAGGCATTCGCCGACGCCGTGCTGACCCCGTGCGCGCACCACGGCAACCACTTCCGTGACGACGAGCCGTGCCCCGAGCCGTGCGGGCTCACCCACTGGCGCTGTTGTGCGTGCCTCTTCCCGTTCAGCGAATGCAAGATCCTCGACGCCCAGGAGACGACATGACCACCCAATCGATCCACGCCAAGGTCAACGACTACGCGGCCGAAACCGACTTCGACCGCGGGGACCTCAACGACGACCGCGAGCACATGGCCCCGGCGGCGTTCGTTGCGCTGCGCTACGTGCTGCACGCCTGCGATGAGCTCGACCGCTCGGACCTCATGGCCGCTGCGGTGCACCGGATCCGCACCGCGATCTCGACGGCGTTCGACCACGTGCCGACCCACGTCACCGGGCACGTGACGGGCACCGTGATCCAGGCCGGCAACATCGACGGCGGTGTCCGGCTGTGACCACCACGGAAACCGGCTGTCCGCTTGGTTGCCTGACGGCTGACCACTGCAAAGCGTCGCTGATCCAGCCGTGCCCGCAGGGCCGGTACGAGACCGACGAGAGCGGCAAGTTCCTGCCCTGCGGTGACCTCGAAAGCTCGCGGTGTACCGGCTGTGGGGTCTGCACGGTGTGCGACGCCTGTTACTGCGGGGAGGACTGAGCCGTGACCACGTCGACCCGTCCGCCCCGTGTCCCGCTGGCCAGCACCTGGCCCGGCCCTCGCCCTGCCCGGACTGCTTCCGCGTCCAGGTGGCCCACTGGCTGCTCGGTCTGGCGATCTCGGACGGACGGTCGTGCCGCTGGCATCCGACCAGCAGCGGCGAAGGAGGCCAGGAGTGAGCACGTCGCAGATTTCGATGCCCGAGCGGATCGGTCGACTGCCAGTCGATCGCGGTTACCCGGTCCCGTGGTTCGTCGAGTGGATCGACGGGAAGCCGGAGTTCCGCATCGCCGACGGCCGCAAACTTCGCGACGCCGTCCGGTTCGATCTGTGCTGGATCTGCGGCGAGCACCGAGGACGCAACGTCTCGTTCGTCATCGGCCCGATGTGCGCAGTCAACCGGGTGTCCGCCGAGCCGCCGGCGCACCGGGACTGTGCGATCTACTCGGCCCAGCGCTGCCCGTTCCTGGCCAACCCCGCGATGCGACGGCGCGAACGGCACCTTCCCGAGGATGCCGCCGTGCCGGCCGGGATCAGCATCCCCCGCAATCCGGGTGTCGCTCTGGTGTGGTCGACACGCGACTACCGGATCGTTCCGGCTGATGGAGGTGTGCTGTTCCATCTCGGCGATCCACTGGAGACGCTCTGGTTCGCGCACGGCCGTCCAGCGACCCGTGACGAGGTGATGGGGTCGATCGACACCGGCTTGCCGATCCTGCGGGACATGGCCGAGCAGGATGGCGCGGCTGCGGTGCGGCAACTCGACGAGCAGCTACGCACCGCGTTGATGCTGGTGCCCCTGGCAGCCCGGCCGTGACCCGCCACCTGTCCGAAGCGGACCCCACGCGCTGGTTGATCGACGTCCCGCTGGTGATCGCCGGCAAGCGGGGCAACGCTCCGCTCACGGCCAACGCGCGGCTGCATTGGCGTCGGAGGGCCGAGTACGTGAAGACCATCCGCGAGGTAGTGGCGGCGCGGGCCCGGCACATCTACCGCATCCCACCGCAGGACCACATCACCGTGGGCCTGCACTACGCGCCAGGGGATCACCTGCGTCGCGACGCCTCGAACCTGATGGCCACGCAGAAGGCAGCGGTCGATGGTCTCGTGGGGATCGTCGTTCCCGACGACACGGCGCGGTATGTGACCGAGCGGATGCCGACCATCCGCCACCCGGGCCCCACGGATTTCACCCGGCGGCTCGTGCTTTGTCGTTGAGGCCACCCCACGACCCGAGATCGAGGAGACCCCGAAGTGAACCGCCGCGCCTGGATTCGACCGAGGTTCTACCGCTACCGCGTCGCCGACCAAGTCGCTGCCCGCTTCCGGCCCGGCTGGAACGCCTACGACAACACGGACGGCTCACGGTGCCGCATCGGCGCCGTCGTGGTAATCGGCCACTACGCGTACTGCGTGCGGTGGGCGAAGGCCGTCCTGGCCACCCCACGACCGGAGGGACAGCGATGAGGGCGCGAGGAATGCTCTCGAAGTGGGTGAAGCTGCGGCCATGGCGCTACGCCCAGCGCCGCCAGCCCACCCGCGCTGTCGATCAGGAAGCGGCCATCGAGGCCGACCGGATCTACGCCGAGTACACGGCCAGCAAGCGCGCGAAGGGTGACTGGCTGGAGACGATGGCGAAGCCGGTTGATCCGGCCTATACGACCGAAGTGGACCCAACGCTGATCGAGCGACTCCATGCGCTGGTGGCTGACATCCGGCCAATCGAGCCGATCAAAACTGACCCGGGATCAGCGGGACTGGCTTATGGCGCAGGTGGAGACAAAGCCGGCGCCGGGCTGGGACTTCGGCGGCTCGGTGAGCCCGCTGTTCGGCGTGCCGATTCACATCGTGGAGACCTACGAGGAGTCCACGCCGCACCTGAAGGGCTGGGCTGGCTGGCGCGTCGTCGGATACCCCGACGTCACCTGGCCGCGGCCCAGTCCCTCTGGGCAGCGATGAAGGACCTCTTCGTGGCCATCCCGGATGGTCACGGCCTGATGTTGCACCTGCACTCGCCCGGCTACCAGCCGGGCGGCAAGCCCCGGTCGACAGGCGACTCGGCGGCGTTGTGCAACTACTCGGTCTACGGGTCGCAACGCCGGAACCTGCTCGTCCCGCTCGCCGAGGGCCTGCACCTGAAGCCCACTGGGAGCGACCCGCGTCCGGCGTGGACGTGGTGCCGCTCGTGCATCGGGCATGCCGTGGCGATCGCGGGCCTCGATCAGGAGGTCCTGACGTGGATCGTGACAAGCCAGCGAGACAAGGAGGGGCAGCGATGACGGACTCGATCGATGAACTGCTGCAATACCTCGGACACCTGAACACCGGCACGATCCAGTGGGAACTGAAGAAGTACCAGGCGATCCGCGAATGGGCGATGGCCAAGATTGGCATCGACTACCGAGTCGGTGACCGGGTCGTCATCGCCGAGTCCATCCCGACCGGCAACGGCTGGGCGGCTTACGAGGAAGCCTTGACGATCGATACCACGGGCGTCGTCGAGGAGATCGACTTCTCGCCTCATCACGGTTCCTGGTATGCCCTGGTCGTCCTGGACTATGCCTGGCAGGTGTCGCCCCCCGGTGACAGCCCTGAGTCGAGGGCGCAGTTCCGACAGGAGCGCGAGGGGAACTGGACCGTGCCCGAACCGCCCGACCCGATCCCCGCTGTGCCGATCTGGGGCGAGGACTACCGGGGCCTGTGCGCCAACCCCGACTGCGCCATCTGCGGCCGCCCTGGCCGTCCCTGCGGGGAGTGGATGGGCATGGCCGGCGCCAGTTGGTGTCCACGCTGCGGCTGGGCACTCCGCTACCACCCGAAGGAGATCCCCAATGACTGAAGCATTGCGCCCCTGCAAGAACGAGCTGTGCGACGGACTACTGGCGGGGAGCGCCCTCTACTGCTGCGAGCCGTGCTGGCTGGCCGACGAACGGCACTACGAGATCCACGAGGACGGCCCACTGGGTCACGCGCCGGAGTGCCGGGGGCAAGAACGGAGGAACCAGCGTGCCTGACGCCACCCCCTCCGAGACCCTCCGGGCAGCAGCGGTACGCCTGCGGGAGCTGGCGGCGAAGACGACACCTGGACCGTGGAAGCCCTGGACGTTCAATCGCCCCGAGGCGGACGCCGTATGGATCGTTGTCCTACAGCCGGTCGTGGCCGAGCCGCTCGCGCTGATCCTGGAGTCCTACATCCCAGCCGCCCAGCGAGTCGAGGCTCAGGTGTCGCTCTACGCGGTGCGTGAGGCATACGACGCCGCCCTGGCTTTCGCCCGCACGATCCTGGAGCAGCCATGACCCTCTACGACGACATACATGGACCTCCACCAATGCGGCTGCGGCAGCCCACAGGAGACGTGGAAGCTCATCCACGAGCTCCTGTCGCTGGCCCCGTTCTACGAGGACGGCCGGTGGAAGCAGGTCGAGGGCATCCTCGGTCGCGCCCATGGCTTCGTGCTCGGCGTGCTCACCGAAGCCGACCTCCTTGAGCACGGCGGTTCCGTCGGTGGCTCCTGGATCACCGACAAGGGCCGATGGCTGCTCGAAGCTGTCGGCACGGTTTGGGCTGGCCGATCTGGACGAGAAGGTGGACCTGTTCGGCCTGCCGCACTACACCGATGACGGCACCGGTGAGTGCGGCCCGGACTGCTGGAAGCCCTCGCCGTGAGCGGCTACTCCTCCAACGACGACCGCCGTGCCCGTGCGAGTCGGGCCAAGCGCAAGGAGACGACATGACCGACCTATCTGACCGGATACTCGCAGCGATCGAGGAGGTCCGACGTAACGCGGAGGAACTCAAGGCTGTACGGCCCACCTTGATGCGCATCGGCCTGTCGACCTCGGACGGCCGTTCCCTCGTTGTCAGTTCGGACCCGAGCGCTGATCTGCGTCGATGCGAGGCGGACAAGCGCACCGTCGAACGACACCACCGGGAGCTCGCCTTCGCGATCGTGGTGGACAAGGGAGTGGAGCAGCACGGCTGCGCTCACTGCGGCAAACCCTGGCCCTGCTCTGACCTGCTGGACCGTGCCGACGCCTACGACGTGCCTACCGAAGAGGCGCCATGACGGAGCAGAGGCCCCTCCCGCAGGCCCTGGCCGACCTAGCCGAGGCGGTGCACGCCCTGTGCGACCCCACCGAGACCGTGGTGCTGCGGGACGACCTGACGACCACCGAGCACACCGGGGCGAGCCTCCTGGACCAGATCGCCGGCGTCGAGCATGGCGGTGAGACCGGCAAGTCGAGGGGCACACCCAACCGGCTGCCGCTGGACCCAGCCAAGCTCGACGTCTGGCTGGAGATCAAGGGTTCAGCCGAGGACCTGCACGACCGGGCGCTGATGCACAGCCGGCTGACCCCGGAGCAGCACATCCGCCGGATCGCGGACCTAGCCAGTGGCTGGCAGGATCCGCAGGTCGTCCTCTGGATCGTGGACCATCTGATCGTCTGGCGGAAGATGATCCTGGGAGTGCTGGATCCGGCACGCCACCTGTCCATCGCCGCGCCGTGCCCGAACTGCGAGGCCCGGATGGTCTGGCGGATGGATCCGTCGTCACGGGAGCGTGTGCAGGTCGCGGCGCTGTCGGTGGAGAGTGATACGGGCTGCACCTGCCTGCAATGCGGGGCACACTGGACGCCCCAGCAGTACGAACACTTGGCGCTCGTGATCGGGTGCGAACCGATCGGGGAGGCATCGTGACGGACCCCTGCTTCACGACAGACGAACTGCGCGCGCTGATCCACGGCGTGCTGGACGGGGCGACCACAGACCAGAAGCGGCGCTATGCCGACGTGCTCGCGCAGGATGGCCACGTCGAAGGGGCAGCGGCTCTGCGCGCATGGGCAGACCGAGAGGACGCATCGTGACCGACGGGGCGGCGCTGGAGAGGCTACGGGCGCAGGTCGATGTGCTCACCCGGATCGTGCGGGCCGAGTCCCGGATCTGCGGCTTGGGTGAGCGCGAGGCCGATCGGCTGGCGGAGCGGATCACCTACTGGCTGGCGCACGGCGTCCCGATGCCGACCCACGAGCTGAGCGAGGACGAGGTCCGGCGCACGGTGGGCGTCGTGCTCGGCGTGCACCACGAGGATGTGGTGGTCGACGATTGAGTGCGAATGACGACATCCCCGACCGGGCGGCGATGACCGAGGACGAGTACCGGGCGTGGCTGGACTGGAAGATGCCCCGACTCGCCCGCGAGATCACCGACGCCATGCACGCCAGCGGCGAACTGCCGGCGGACATGCACTTCGAATGGACCGCGCCGTAGCTGAGGGCTACAGCCTAACCGCTGCCCGACACGCCGTGACGAGGCAACTGGACACAGTGGCCTGATCAAATGCATACTGGCCTGACTTGGGTGAGGTATGCCCAGATCACTGCCCCGACCTGGTGCAAGCAGGCCGGGGCTTCGTCATGCCAGGGGGTAGCCACATGACCACGTTCCTGGCCATCCTGCTGCCGCTCGCGGTGGTGATCGGCTTCGTGGGCGTCCTGGTCGGCGCCAAGATCGGGCAGGTGCTGATCATCGCGGCTGCGATCCTGGCCGGCATGGACCTCGTGCTCGTCCTGGCCGGACGCTGAGAGTGGACACTCCGCTGCCCGGCGACTTCGGCATCACACGGTTGTCCGGGTTCCCCGGCATCGGCATCCGATTCGGGCAGTTCCTCAACGGCGACGGCTGGGCCGACTATGAGCACGCGTTCATCGTCGGCACGCAGGGCCGGATCTACCAGGCCGCTCCCGGCGGCGTCAATGTCGGGCACCTAGCCGACTATGCGACAGCTGGCTGCCTGTTCTCCACCTGGGACCTGTCCGACGAGCAGCGCGTCGGCATCGTGGCTGCGGCTGACTCGAAACTCGGCACGCCCTACTCGGCGCTGGACTACGCGGCCCTGCTCGCTCACCGGCTGCACATCCCGGCGCCGGGGTTGCGCGGCTACATCGGTTCGACAGGGCACATGATCTGTAGCCAGTATGCGGACTGGTGCTATAGCCAGAACAAGCTCCAGATGTTCGACGATGGCCGCTGGTTCGGCTACGTCACCCCCGGCTCGCTGCGCCGCGTGCTTACTGGCCCGCTGCGATGACCTGAGATGCGACCGGCTGATCCCGCGCCACCGCTTACGGTACAGAGCGATTGGTCCAGCCCATATCTGCCCGACAGTCGGGCTGGCACCCGTACCGGCCAGTGAACTTCCGCAGATTGGTCTAGATGATCGTCGTGCCCTACGTCGCGCCGATGCTGCGCGCCGAGACCGCGATCTGGGCCCGTCACGCCGGCGCCACGCTGATCGAACTGCCGAAGGGCGACAACGAGGCGTACTGGCGGCTGCTGGCCCACCACTGGACCCGACCGGGCGACCTCGTGGTGGTCGAGCAGGACATCGTCCCGGCACCCGGCGTGGTGGGCGACATGCTCGCCTGCGACCAGCTGTGGTGCGCGAGCCCGTACTGGGTCACCGGCCGCTGGCTGATTGACGGACTGGGCTGCACGAAGTTCAGCTCGGAACTGAAGTCGGCTGAACCCGACCTGCTGACCGACGTGGGCGCCATCGCCTCGCCGGATGGCCCGGAGCGGGCGTGGTGGCTGCTGGATGACCGCCTGAGCCGCCTGCTGCGGTCGCTGGACCGTCAACCACACGAGCACGAACGCTCCACTCATCTGCACGACTACTGACGGGGGTCATATGAGCAAGCCATTGGCGGATCCGCGCCAGGCTGCGATCCATCACGCCATAGCAGCCTTGTACGAGGGGCGCTATCTAGACTCGGGCAAGCCCGACATCACGGCGATGATCGCGGAAGATGGCTTCATCTCCGACGGTCCCGATGAACCGCTCGACCTGCTAGATACTCCTGCGTGGGACTGGGAAAAGACCATAGAACGCGCCACCGTGGGCGGGACCACGCAGGTCTTCAGTTCGCCACCCAACGGATGGATCAAGGCGGCTGACGTCCGGCCCAAGCTGCCAGATGGGCTGCGGCCGACTTGGGTCATTCGCGAGGGCATACCGCGCATCGACGGTCGTCCGTGGCCATTGGTGATCCAGTGAGCGACTACGGCGAGATCGTCCTGCAAAGCCACTACGGCCTGGACGGCACCGTCACCGCGATCACCGTGCTTCGCGCCGACGAGGTCATCGGCGTCTCGAAGGCCCTGCTCGACGAAGGCATCCTGACACTCTCGGATGCGGGCTACATCGTCGTGGACACCGCTGGCGAGTACGTCTACCGCCCAGTTCGCTTCGCCGATCAGGGCCGCGTCGTGGTCTGCGAGCGTGTCCGGTGACCGAGGACTTCGTCACCAACTACAGCGGCAGCGACACCCGCCATGTCGGCTGCGGCCAGGAAGTAATCCGCGACGACACTGGCTTCCTCTGCGAGTGCGGCGCTGCGTGGGACAGCGGAGGCAAGCGCATCGACGACACCGTCCCGCTCAAGGACATCGCTCGCCTCGACCTGAAGCCCGGGGACATCCTCGTGGTCACCCTGGCGGGCAATGCGACCAGTCAGGAAGCGGCCGTGGCGCGCGAACGCATCCTGAGCATCCTCGGCGACCAGATCGACGAGCACCACCTGCTCGTCATCCCGGAGACCGCGAAGGTCAGCGTCCTGCGGACCGAACGTGCCGATGGTGATCCGGTGAGCCCGATGCCGTGCTACGACAACGGTGGTGATCTACCGTCAGCCGTCAACACCTACCGAAGCGAAGCCGCGTGCTCGACTACGACCAGACGCGCGAATACCTGCTGTCGGTGATCCGATGAGCGGCGCCGTGCACACGAACTGGAGTACGCACTGTTCGGCCCGAACGTCGACACGTGGCGACCCCACCGGCATCCTCCAGCTCCGCGATGCCCTATGTCCCGCACCCAAGCCAGCCGACCCGGCAGAGTAGGCCGCGCCTGGCGCGAGGTCAGCGCCCGGTGCTACCGCGAAGAGACCCACTGCTGGCTCTGTGGCCACTGGGTAGACCCGAGCCTGCACCCGCGTGACCGGATGGCCAGGACCGCGGACCACCTCGTCCAGCTCTGCCACGGCGGCCGACCGACCGAGCGGGCCAACCTGCGGCTGGCGCACATGGCCTGCAACACGGCCCGCTCCAACGCCCTGCGCTGCCTCCCAGTCGAAGCCTGCTGCTGCTCCATGGGACTGCCGTGCGAGATGCTCAACCCTGCGGCCAAGCGCGGCTACGTGGCGCTGGACCTGGGCAGCCTGTGACCCGTAGCCATCCCGTATGAGGGCAGGCATGACCACTGCCGACGAGTGCGGCTGGTGACTGCTGCGGTCTGCTGATCGACCGGTGACCATGCTGGATGGTGGAGGGCCGGGGTGGTAACTGCTGGTGGATCCTAAGTGATCAGATGTGGCTCACCGGTGATCACCATAGATCATCAGGAGGGTAGGGGGGGTCAAAAGTTGGCGATCATGCTCCGTGACCTCGCTCCCACGCCTCCCTTTTTTCTCTCTCTGACAAAGATTTAAGCCCATCCAGGGGGGGTGGCACTATGCCGCGAACCTGTGGAACTCCTGGATGCGGTGCCATCATCCCTGCTCAGAAGGGGTCGGCCCGGCCCCGAAAATTCTGCGTTACCTGCCGACCTCCGCGCAACCGACCGAACCCGCGCGTCATCCAGATGCCCGATCAGGCGCCAACAGCCACGCCATCGCTAGTCGATGCGTACCGGCAGCAGTTGGTCGACGCCAACCGGCTGGAAACTCCCGAAGGCGCGCACGTGGTGTTCCTGGCGGATCTGTTCGCCGCCGGTGGCCATACAGCGGCCGGCGCGGCATCGCTGTCCAAGGAGCTGCGGGCCGCGATGGAGATGGCTCTGCGCGGTGCTCCGCGGCGGGATGACTTCCTCGACGAGCTCGACGAGCGCCGACGTCGGAAGGCCGCCGGCGCGTGATCAGCCCAGCCCATCTGTGGATTCCGCCGCGGGTCGGCTCGTACGGCGACGAGGCCGCGGACCTGGCTGAGCGCGCCGGCCGGGTACTCGACGAGGAACAGCGGCTCGCGGTCGACGCGATGCTGTCCTACGGGCCTGGTGGATCCTGGGTGGCCCTGGAAACGGTCATCATCGAGGCGAGGCAGAACGGCAAGACAGGCGGCGTTCTGCTGCCGGTGACGCTGTTCGATCTGTTCCTGCTCCCGCCGGACCGGATCGTGTGGACCGCGCACCTGTTCCGGACAGCACGGGACGCCTTCGACGACTTCTGCACCTGCATAGAGACGGCGCCGGAACTGTCGCGGAGGGTCAAGCGGATCTCCTATGGCAACGGCGAGGAGTTCATCGAACTCACCACCGGGGCGAAGCTGGAGTTCCTGGCCAGGAGTAAGGGTGGCGGCCGGGGGCTGGGCGGCAAGCGGGTCGTCATGGACGAGGCACTGTTCCTGTCGGCGGCCGCGATGGGCGCGTTGATGCCGGTGCTGTCGGCCCGACCTGATCCGCAGATCAACTACGGCTCGTCGGCAGCGTTGGCTACATCGGACCACCTGCACCGGCTGAAGGACCGCGGGCGGGCCGGGAACGACCCCTACCTGATCTGGATCGAGTTCTGCGCTCCTGGCGGCTGGGTGGACCCGCCGTGCGAGACGGGCTCGAGGTGCGCACACACGCCGGGCGCACCGGGTTGTGCGCTGGACGACGAGCAGATGTGGCCGCCGGCCAACCACGCGCTCGGCACGCGGATCACCATTGACTATGTGCGCGCCGAACGTCGTGCACTCCCGGCCACCGAGTTCGGCCGGGAACGTCTTGGCTGGCACGAGATTCCCGTGTCGGGCTCGGGGGCGATCGACGTGGTCCAGTGGTCGAAGCTGTTGGACAAGGACTCCCACCGCGACGGCGCGCTGGCGCTGGGCGTGGACATCGCCCCGCAACGCGACTACGCGGCCATCGGCATGTACGGGCCGCGGGCGGACGGCTTGGGTCACTGGCAGCTCGCGGACTACCGGCCGGGCACCGAGTGGCTGATCGACCGGATCGTGGAACTACGGGAGGGCCTGGACCCGGTGGCGATCGCCATGGGCCGGGCTACTGCTGCCTCCCTAGAGGTCGAGTTAGAGAAGCTCGGCATCCACCGGCCAGAAGATCCAGACAAGCCGGTGCGCGGGGATCTGGCGGTGACGTCGGCCGCGGAGATGACCGCGGCGACCGGGCACGCGCTGGACACGGTGCGGCAGGGCACGACGAAGCACATCGGCCAGCCACCTCTTGACGCTGCGGTGGCCGGCGCGAAGACGCGGGAGACGGGTGACAGCGTGGCCTGGTCCAGGAAGGACGCGAACGCTGATATCTCACCCCTGGTCTCCGTGTCCCTGGCGCGGTGGGCGTTCGAGGCAAGGGCGCACCTCATCGACAAGATCGATGAGGCCTTCAACATCTGGTGAGGAGCAGCGCGTGCGCAAGATGCTGCCGACGCTCCTCGAAGCCGTGTTCGCCGCGGTGTTCGTGGGAGGCGTGGCGCTGATCTACTTGCCCGCCGGCCTGATGGTCGCTGGTGTTCTGGGGGTTCTTGCGCTGGAACGGAGGTCGAAGTGACCTTGTTCCGCCTGTTCGAATCCCGCGACAACGTCCAGAGCCCGCTGGTCCCGCTCACGGCGGCGTCGCTGGTGAGCCTGCTGGGCGGCACCGCGGTCGAGGCCGGTGTCCCGGTCACGCCCGAGACGTCGCTCCAGATGTCCGCGGTGTTCCGGGCGACCACGCTGGTGTCCTCACTGGCCGCATCGATGCCACTGGTGCCGTACAAGAGGGGAACGAAGAACCCCACGACGTCGGCGATCCTCATCAATCCGCATCCGGACCTGACGCCGTTCGAACTGTGGCAGCTCTCCTACGCGCACCGGTGCCTGTGGGGCAACTCGTACATGCAGAAGGTCCGCAACGGCGCGGGTCAGTTGACGTGGCTCTATCCGATTCAGCCGGCGAATGTCCGTGTCGGCAAGGCGAAGCCGATTGAGGCGAACCCGTCGGGCAAGGTCTTCGAGATCACGACGGGCGACGGCACGGTGGTGCGGACACCGAACGAGATCCTGCACCTCCCGGGCTTCGGCTACGACGGGATCACCGGTGTCTCGCGCGTTCGACTGGCCGCGCAGGGCATCGGTACGGCCATCGCGGCGGAGCGGTACTCGGGGAAGCTGTTCGGCTCGGGCAATCTGATGTCCGGTGTGTTGCAGACCGACCAGCGTCTGGAGAACGTTCAGGCCGAGGCGATCCAGAAGCGGTGGAAGGCGAAGCATGCTGGCCTGGATCACGCGCACGACACGGTGGTACTGGACTCCGGGGCGAAGTTCCAACCGCTGACGATGCCGTCCAAGGACGCGGAGATGCTCGCCTCGCGGGAGTTCGGCGTGCTGGAGATCGGCCGGTTCTGGGGTGTGCCGCCGTTCCTGATGATGGAGACCGAGAAGTCCACCTCGTGGGGTACAGGGCTTGAGCAGCAGGCCACGGGGTTCGTGACGTTCGACCTGCATCCACAATGGCTCGTTCCGACGGAACAGCGCGTGACGCGGGACATCGTCGCGATGAACACCGAGGTCCGCTACGACATGACCTCCCTGCTGCGTGGCGACTCCGCGGCGCGGGCAGCGTTCTACAACGTGATGCGGCAGGTCGGCGCGTTCAACGCCGATGACATCCGCGAGCGCGAGGACATGCCACCGATCGCCGACGGCAAGGGGCAGAGCTACTTGCAACCGGTGAACATGCAGGCCCTGGGATCTCCCAGCCCGGCAACAGATGGAAGCAACGGAGGGACGTAACGATGGCTCTTCGAAGCCTCCAGGCCACCGAGGAACGCCGCGACCTCGGAGTGGCGGACGCCGGTATCCAGGTCCGCGCGGCCGATCCCGACGCAGCGGCGGATGCTGCTGTCCCGCCGTCGCTGTTCACCGGACACGCCTGTGTGTTCAACGTCCGGACCGCGATCGGGAACCCCTTGACTTGGGGGTTCTACGAGCAGTGCGCGCCGGGCATGTTCACGAAGACCCTCATGGAGGGTGATTCGCGGATGCTCATCGACCACGAGTCGTTCATGGTCGTGTCCCGCGTGTCCGCCGGATCGCTCCGGTTGGCGCAGGATGCGATTGGCCTTGCGGTGGATTCCGACCTGGACCCGGATCTGTCCTACGTAGGCGACCTGAAGACCAACCTGCGGAACAAGAACATCACCGGGATGTCCTTCGGGTTCTACACGGTCAAGGACCAGTGGGACTCCGAGACCGTCGAGCTGTCCGACGGCAACTCGACCGAGGTCGAGGTCCGCACAATCCTCGAAGTGAAACTGCTCGAAGTGTCCGCGGTGACTTTCCCCGCGTATGAGGAGACGGACGCCGGCCTGCGGGCGCTGGCGTACCGGCACGACCGCGCTGCCATCGAGAAGCGCGTTCGGTTCATGCCCGCCATGTCCAAGCTTCTCGCTGACATCGACCGCGAGCCGGGAGAGACCACTCGCGTAGACGAAGAACCCGAGCCGGCTGCGTCCACTCGGCTGACCGTCGCATCGATCGCCATGCGCAGGAAGGCGCTGCTGGCCCGATTCCCGGACCTGACGCGCATCTGATCGATCCATCCACTGGAGACCCGACACGTCGGGATCTTTGGCGTGCCTGAGAGGACGCAACGCTATGTCCACCATCGAGAAGATCCGGACGCTCCAGGAGGAGCGGAAGAAAGCCTGGGATCGTTGCCAGGAGATCATGAAGGTCGCGGAGGACGAGAACCGCGACCTCACCGCCGAGGAGCGCACGAACTGGGACGCGGCCGAGACGCGCGTCGGTGAACTGTCCGGCGACATCGAGCGCAACGAGCGGGCCGCGAAGCTCGCGAGCGTCGACTACGACCAGCTCGTCCAGGAGAAGGCCGCAGAGACCGACGAAACCCGCTCGGCTGCCGAGGTCCAGCGCGCGAAGACCTACGAGAAGGCGTTCTCCACCCTGATGCGCCGCGGCCTGGACGGGTTGAACCCCGAGCAGCGGATGCTCATGCAGGAGAACTTCGCCGCCGCTGGCGAGTCCCGTGCGCAGGGCACCACGACCACCGCCGGTGGCTACCTGATCCCGCCGGGCTTCCTGGTGCGGATCACGGAGGTGCTGAAGGCGTTCGGTGGCATCCTGAATGTGGCCGAGGTCATCATGACGGAGACCGGCAACCCGATCCAGTGGCCGAGCTTCGACGGTACGGCGCAGTCTGGCCAGATCCTGTCGGAGAACACGCAGGAAACCGCGCTGGACATGGCGTTCGGCACCAATGCGTTGGGCGCCTTCACCTACTCCAGCCGCATCATCCAGGTGTCGCTGCAACTGATGCAGGACTCGGCATTCGACCTGGACGCATTCGTCGCCCGGCAGATCGGCATCCGCATCGGCCGCGCCGTCGCGCCACACCTGGCGACCGGCACCGGTACGGGGCAGCCGAAGGGTTTGTTCAACGGCGCCACGGTCGGCAAGACCGGTCTCGTCGGCCAGACCACCTCGGTCATCTACGACGACCTCGTGGACCTGATCCACTCCGTGGACCCGGCCTACCGCCAGGCGGATGACTGCCGCTGGGTCATGAACGACTCCAGCTTGAAGGCGATCCGGAAGCTGAAGGACACCCAGGGCCACCCGCTGTGGGAGCCATCGCTCCAGGTCGGTGTCCCATCGTCGCTGCTGGGCTACCAGTACACGGTGGACCAGGGCTGCGCGAACATGGCGGCCAACGCGACCCCAATCGGCTTCGGCGCTCTGCGCGAGGCATACATCGTCCGGCAGGTCGCCGGCGGCCAGCTGCTGCGGCTCTCGGAGCGCTACGCCGACTTCCTCCAGGTCGGCTACCTGGGCTTCCTGCGGCTGGACGCCAAGCCCAACGACACGGCCGCGTTCCGGGTGTACGCCAACAGCGCGACGTGACTGGACGGTTCCGATAGGACGCCCAACCCCCATTCGTCGCCGGGTGGCATTTCCCCCGACATGCCACCCGGCGGCCACCACGAAAGGAGGGAACACACATGCCTCGCATTCGCATCTTGCAGGCCGTCGCCGGCCCTGACTTCTCGTGGAATCCCGGCGACGAGATCGACCTCCCCGGCGAGGAGGCGTCGAAGTGGACGGACGGCATCCGCGCCGAACTCGTCCGCGGGCAGACCGTGGAAACGCCTGAATCCGGTTCATCGGAGACGACCAGCACAAAGTCCCGCTCGCGAGCCAAGTCCGCCGCTTCCACTGGCTCCGCATCACAGGTGAGCGACGGATAACCCGTGGCTCCCGTACTGGCCGCGTCGTTCACGGTCGCGGCCGGGGCGAAGGATACCTCCAGCCTGACTACGAGCTCGTTCGTGGTCGGTGCCGGGGACGTACTCGTGGTCAAGGTCGCGAGCGAGGGCAACACGACGGTGGGTGGCACGCCTACGTCGAGCGGCCTCACCTTCACCTTGCTGGCCGAGAGCTCGGCGGCGAACAACTGCTGGGTGGGAATCTGGACGGCCGTCATCGCAGCCTCGGCCTCGATCACGGTCACCAGTCCGTGGTCGGGCACCGGTGGTTTCCACAGCGCGACGACAGAACGGTGGAGCGGCGCCAAGTTGGCCGCGACGCCGGCTACGAACGGAACCCAGACCGGCTCCGGCGCACCGTCAACCACTCTGACCACCGTGGCCGCCAACTCGGTCGTGAGTTGGGCGAATGGCGACTGGGCGGCAAACGCGCCTGGAACACCGGCCTACCGATCCAGCGCCACACAGGAAGCGCTGGACGACCATTCCACGGCGGACTACGTGGCCTACTACGCCTGGCAATCAGCGGCGGCCGCCGGCTCGCAAACCATGGGCCTTACGGCACCCGCCGGCCAGACCTGGACGCTGATCGGCGTTGAGGTCCAAGCGGGACCGCTCATCCCTTCGCCCCCGTCGATTTCGCAATACTCCAGTTTCCACTGAAAGGCACTGACATGGCTCGGTACTCCGCTCAGGCCAAGTCGTCGACGGCGCTCGCCGTGGACACTGGCTTCGCATGGCTGATGGCGCCCGCCGGCAACGGCTGCAAACTGCGCCGCGTCACTCTCGGCGTCGTGGCCGGCGCGACCACGCCCACGTCGCAGCAGGTGACCGTCGGGATCAACCGCGTCACCACGGCTGGCACCACGCCGACCGCCGGCATGACACCGGCCAAACTGGACCCGAACTCGGCCGCCGCCGGCATGATCTGGGACACCGCGTTCGCGACGCCTCCGACGCTGACCGCGAACGACCAGTACCGGGTGTCCTTCAACTCGCAGTCCGGTGTGGACCTGCCGTGGGAATTGTTGGAGGAGTTCCTCGTATCGGCCGGTACCACGAACGGCCTCGTGTTCATCAACCGCGACAATGCGTTGCCGGCATCACACGCGTACACGGTGAGTGTGGAATGGGAGGAGTGACCCTGCGTCACAAGTGAACCCGCGTCCCGCTTGGCACGTGCGGTGACGTGCCAGGGACGTTGGGGTGATCGGGAGGCGCAGTGAATCGCCGCTGGCGCAACCTGATCCTCCCGCGCAGGCGTCGGCAGGATCCTCCGTGGACGATCACGGTCTCCAGTCCGCCGCCGTCCGTCCCATCAGCGCATGGTCCCGCAGGCTGGCGTCCACGGTGGAATCCGCTGGCCCGGCGTGGCCGGTTCCAGGCCGTTCCACCGCCTCCTGTCGTTCAGGTGTCCGTCTGGATTCCGGGCTACCTCAATCCGATCCGACGCCGCCTCGTCCGGGCGACGCACGGAACCTTCACCGCGCTGCCGCCCGGGGCGCTGGGCGGTCCAGGAGTCGTGGGCCGCGCGGCGACACGCCTGCGGGGTCTCACCGTCCGCCGCGGCCGGTTCCTCGCCGTCCCATCGGCATCGCCAGGACTGCCGGGCCTGATCGATCCGGCCGGTCCGCGCGCTAGGCCGCAGGTGCAACGGCGGGGACGGTTCCTGTCGGTCCCGCCTGCGCAGGTCGGCCCCGGACTCGGTCCGCTGGTGCCGCCGTTCATGGAGCCCGGCGGTCCGCGACCTCGGTTCGCCGCGGTGCGACGCGGCCAGTACCAGTCGGTACCGCTCACGGCCGCGACCGTGGTCGGTGCGTTCATCGAACCGAGCGGTCCACGGCCGCGTTACCCGGCTACCCGCCGGGGCCGGTTCCTACCGCTGCCGGCTGTTCAGTCATCGACGCCAGGATCGATCGAGCCAGGATCACGCGGACGTCTTCAGGTGCCGCGCCGCGGGCGCTTCCTGCCGGTACCACCGGCCAGCGTCGCGCCGGCCGGTCCCGGACCGCTGGTCCCGGCGCTGACCGAACCCGCCGGTCCTCGGGCACGGACCTATGCGGTACGGCGGTTGACGTTCCAACGACCGCCGCTGTCCGGCGTCGCACCAGCACCACCGGTCGTGCCGCCGACGTTCCTTTCCGGACGCCGAGCGCGATGGGCGACAACGGAGCACGGCCGGTTCTGGCCGATGCCTCCGGTCATCTCGATCGTGCCGGACCAGATCAACCCCTCGCGGATACGCCCAGGGTTGCGGACCCGGCGACCATTCCAGTGGACGCCGACCGTCGCGCTCGCGGTCGCTCCGCAGTGGATTCCCGACCAGGTCAACCCGAGCCGCACCAAGCGCGGCGCACTGACGCGACGTGGCCGGTACTGGGTTCTCACCCCCGTCGCGCCGATTGTCCCCGCGCAGCCGGTCGTGGATCGGCTGAGGTCTCGACGCCCCGGTATCCCCTTGGCACGCCGGGGGAAGGTGCTCAGCAACTGGACGGCCGCACGTCCGGGCTTCGTCTGTCAGGACTTCGCCACCACGGTCTCGATCACGGCCTACGCGGGAACTGTCTCGATCACTGCCTACGCCACCACGGCGTCGGTGGATGCCTACAGCGCCACGGTCACCGTCGACTCCTACGGCGGCACAGCAACGAACTGCGGGAGGTGACATGGCCAACAAGGTGGACATCACGCTGAACGAGGCCAACGACGAGGCGATCAAGGTGGTGATCACCACGAACGTCCCCGTCGCAGGTACCACGCTGGACATCACCGGAATGTCGCTGGAGGCGTTCCTGAAGCCGACCGCGAACAGTGCGGACACTGACCCGGCGGCGTGGAAAGGCACTACAGGCGGTGGCCAGATCACCGTCACCGACGCGCCGAACGGGAAGGCCACTATTTCCGTCCCGGCGTCTGCTGTGACTCTGACTCAGGGTTGGTGGAGGTGTGACACCGTCAACGGCGGCCTGCGCAAGACCGCCGTCTATGGCGCGCTGACGGTGACGAATCTCTGATGGCCACCGACATTGGCGATCTGTATCGCACCTCGATGACGTTGACGTCGCCCTCGGGCGGCTTGGTCAACGCCACCACGATGACCCTGACGATCACGCTGCCGGATAGTACGACCACAGTCATCACGCCCGTTACGCCTGTCACCACGGGCATCTACCAGTACGACTACCAGACCATCCAGTCCGGCAGGCACGTCGCGCGGTGGGTCGGCACGGGTGCCAATCCGGGCGCGTACGTCGAGGTCTTCGACGTGCTGGATGCCATTCCTCCCTATATCGTCTCGCTGGCCGATGCAAAGCAGCAGCTCAACATCACCGATACGTCGGTCGATGACGAGCTGCGGATTTACCTCGAATCGACTACGAGCGTCGTTGAGCGGGTGCGCAACGAGGCGGTTGTCAAGCGCACCTTCACCGATGAGATCTACTTGCCTGAGTATTTCCGTGGCATCGGCCAGGTTGCCAATTCGGCGATGCCCTACGGGATCGACACCGCGCGGTTCAGGGTCGCCCTGGCGCACTCCCCTGCACTCTCGCTGACCAGTGTGGCCCGCGTGGACAACACGATGACCTGGGACGTGACGAACCTGCACCTCGACCCGAGCGGCATCATCGACGTCATGTTCGGACCGACTCTGGTCGGGCATATCGCTGTCGTCTATGTCGCTGGATATGTCATCATTCCGGCCACATTCCAGCTAGCCGCGTCGATGATCATCAATCATCTGTGGCAGACACAGCGCGGCACCAGGGGCGGACCTCGGGTCGGTGGCGGAATGTCTGACACCACCGCGATCCCCGGCTTCGGCTTCGCGATACCCAACCGGGCGCTGGAGCTGCTCGGCGGCGGGATGCCGGGGTTCGCGTGACCACCTCCCGCATCCCGGCCGCCGTTGACGCGCTGATCGCCTCCTTCACGGCCGCCGGCCTGAAGGTGTGGGACGGCCCGGTCGTGACGGACGACTTCGCGCCAGCGGTGTTCGTCGGCTACGACGGTAACCCGGACGGCACCTTCGAGGCGGTCACGGGAACTCAGGACTGGGCCGCGCTGGGCGCGAAACGACGCTCGGAGACCTTCTCGGTCATCTGTGCCGCAGTCGCCCTGTCCGGCGGGACGGCGACGAAACCGGGCCGGGACGCGGTGTACGCGTTGCTGGACATCGTGGGAACCACGCTGCGCGCGGATCCGTCGCTCGGCCTTGGTACGCCGCCGTTCGTGGCGGAACTGAAGCCGGTGGCGCTTTTCACCGAACCGACAAGCAACGGCCTGCAATGCCGCTGGGTGTTCACGATCGATATCAGCATCAGCCGAGTGTGAGAGAGAGTCCAATGCTGCGCCTGCGCAACGCCAGTCCGAATGAGCTCGACGTGTTCGCGCCGGCCGGCGAGGCCGACTCGCTGCACGTCCAACCGGGCCAGGAGATCACCGTCAACGGGGACCTCGCGGCCGACCAGCCGGCCGACGCCTACCAGGTCGGCGAGGGCGACGACGCACGCCTGTGGCCGCACTCGCTGTGGCAGCTCGTCGAAGACCCGAAGTCCACAGTGACGCCGCCGTACACCGCGCCGGTCAGCGAGGAGAACTGAGATGCCTACCGCAACCGGGCTCGATGCCCAACTGATGTTCGGCTCGGAAGGCACGTGGGCCAACGCGGTCACGCCCGACCACACCGTGGAATTCAATTCCGAGACCTTGGTCTACAGCCCGGGTTTCATCGAGCCCACCGGCCTCCGCGTCGGCACGCTGTTCAAGCGCGCCAGCAGGGTCCGCGTCGCGCGCCAGACGGTGACCGGCGACGTGATGCTGGAACTGCCCACCAAGGGCATCGGGCTGCTGGTGAAGCAGATGCTGGGCTCGGCACTGACCACGCCCGTGCAGATCGGCACCACCACCGCCTACAAGCAGATCCACACCACGGGTGGCCTGTACGGGCTCGGCATGACCGTCCAGGTAGGACGTCCCGAGCCGGGAACCGGCACCGTGCGGGCATTCACGTATTCCGGGTGCAAGTGCACCGGGTGGGAAGTCAACGTCAAGGACAACGCGACCCCAACGATCAAGATCACCCTGGACGGCAAGGCAGCCACGACTGCCACCGCGCTGGCCACGGCGAGCTACCTGACCGGGTCCACTGTGTACGACTTCTCGCAGGCGACCCTCAAGCTCGGCGGCACGGCCACCACGGCGTCCGGCGAGACCACGATCGCGGGCGGCATCGCGATGTCCACCATTGTCACGGACTTCACGCTGACCGGTGCGAACCCGATGGATATCACCCGCTACGGCCTGGGCAACGCTGGCCAGAAGGCACAGCAGTTGCAGAATGCCAACCCGACCATCATCGGCAAGTTGGCCGCCGAGTTCGGCAAGACAGAGTTGTACGACGTCTTCGCGGCGAACACGACGGTGTGCATGCAGATGGACCTGACCGGTGGCGTGGTCGGCAGTTCGGGCAACAACTTCTTGGTCAGCCTCATCATGCCGGCCGTGAAGCTGAAGACCGCGCCCCCCAACGTATCCGGCCCCGGCGTGGTGCAGATGTCCTCCACCTTCGAGGTTTATTCGGATGAAGTGAATCCGGTCCTCCAGATCAAGATTGTGTCTGACGAGACTGTGCTCTGATGGCCGAGATCCGGCTGTCCGCTGGGCAGGCCGGACAGCAATGGCGCGACGTGGCCAAGAAGCTCCGCAAGGCCGGCCAGGTCGACCTGCGCAAGAACTTGCGGCAGAGGATCTCCAGCGCGGGCGCTCCGGTCGTGGAAGAGGTAAAACAGGCCGTCCGCGACTTGCAGGTCACCTCGACGAAGGTGGGCGGCAAGAAATTGCGACATGCGGCAGCGGGAACGCACGGTGGTGGCGCAGGCCAACGCCGGAAGGAGCGCGTCTCGCAAGCCAAGGCAACCGCCAAGGTCGGCCTGGAGAAGGCTCGGGAACGCGCGGCTCGTCGGGGCGCCGGACTGCGGGAGACGATCGCGGCCGGCGTGCGGCTCCAGATCACAGCGAAGGGCGTCCGGATCATCGCAAGTTCGGACCGTCTGCCCGAGAAGCAGAAGACGCTCGTGCGACGTCTGGATAGCGACAAGGGCTGGCGTCACCCCGTGTTCGGCGACCGCGAGGTGTGGGTGCACCAGCGGGGCGGCCCGTGGTTCGCCGAGACCATCAAGAAGCGCGCACCTGATTTCCGCGCGGCCATCGTCGAGGCGATGGAAGAGACCAAGAAGCAACTCGACAACTAACGGGGGCTGACGTGAAGTTCGGTATCGAGGGCAGAGTATACGAATACGACGGGACAATCACCGTCGAGGACGCGATGTTCATCTTCGACAAGTCGCATGTCGGTATCGTCAAGTTCAATACCGCGCTCCTCCTGGAAGGCAATCCACATGTCATCGCCGCATGGTTCTTCATCCTGAAGCGGCGCGCCGGTGAAGCCGTCCGATGGGATGACATGTTGAAGCTTGACGTCCGCACGTTCACTGTCACCCATGATGAACCCGCCGAAGGAGAGACGCCAGAAGCTGCCCCGGAGACGCCGGACCCTACCTCGCGAAGTGGGAGGACCCGGAAGGCCGGTACCTCGCGCACTACGTAGGGATCTCCTACCACTTCCACTTCCGCCCGTGTGATATCCGGGCGCTGACGATCTACGAATTCGACGACTACGTCAACGCGATCGACAAAATGAATAGCTGACGGGGGTGACGCGATGGTCGACATGACATTCAACATCGCGGCCCTCGGGGATGCGTTCACCAAGATTGTCGCCCTGGGCGATTCCGTTGAGCGCGTCGGCAAGAAGCTGGACGAGCTCGACGTCAAGCGGGCCGACCCGAAGGTCAACGTCGACACCACCGAGGCGACGGCCAAGATCGACGAGTTGGACCGAAAAATCAAGGCCGCCGGCAGTGGTGGCGGAGCCGGTGCCGGGATAGGCCAGGGTGCCGCGATCGCGGGCGCCGTCGCGCTGGGCCTCGGGCCGCTCGCTGGCGCGGGCCTCCTGGCCATCCCGGCCGCGATCGCCGCCATCGGCATCGCTGCGACGAAGTCCAACGTGGACGTACAGGCCGCGTTCAAGGGCTTCACGACGGCCGCCAAGTCCAGCGTGACGGACGGCTTCAGCCCGTTCGTGCCGACCATCGTGGGCATCGCGGACCAGGCCAAGAGCACGATCGTCGGCCTGGAGCCGGCATTCGCGCAGGCGGCTACGGACGCCGGCCCGTTGCTCCAGGTAGTGAGCACCGGCCTGCTGAAGGCCACGAGTGCCGGCGTGACCGGCACGCTGCCACTGCTGAAGACCCTCGGCCCGGTCGCCCAGGCGCTGGCCGATGACTTCGGGAAAGCCGAGCAGGGCGCGATAGGGTTCCTGTCTCACCTTGACGTGGGTGCCGCGGCAAGTGGTCTGAACATCCTGGGCACTGACCTCCAGCAGATCCTGCCGGCCGTGGGCTCGCTGGTCTCGGAGGTAATGCCGCTGGCGAACGCGATCCTGTCGGATCTCGGTCCCGCGCTGCGCAACACGGCCAGTGATCTCGGCATCCTCACGCCCCTGCTCAACGCAGCCGGTGCGGTGATCTCCTTCCTGGGTCCGGATATCTCCACCCTGGGACCTCCGCTGCTCGCGGTCATGGGCATCACGAAGCTGATGACCGGCTCCTGGGTGGACTTCAGTGGCCTACTCGGTAAGGCCAAGCCGCTGGTGACCGACTTCCGGGGCACGCTGGATTCGCTGGGCCAGACCATCGGCATCACCAGCAAGGCCACCAACCAGGCGGCTGCAGCCGAGGCGGCCAGCGCGCTGACCAAGGCCGAACTGATCAAGGTGACCAGGCAGCAGGCCGTCGCCGAGGCTGAGGCAGCGTTCGCGGCGGACGCGTCGGCCAAGAACTCACTGGCCCTGATCGCCGCCCAGGACGCCGAAGCGGTGTCGGCCAAAGCGGCTGCGGCCGCCGAGGAGGCGCTGGCCGCGACGACCGAAGCCGCCTCGTTCAGCTTCGGGCCACTGGGTATTGCCTTGGGTGGTCTGGCCCTGCTGGCGCTGCCGTTCATCGGGAGCCTGACGTCATCGACTGACGCGGCAAGCAAGCTGACCGGCGAACTGGGCAACCTGCAACAGGCGGCGACGAGCGCGTCATCGCTCGCGCACCTGTTCCAGACCGACCCTAACGCCCAGAGCCAACTGAACCTGCTCCAGAAGTACGGCGTAACGCTGCGGGATCTGGCGGACGCGCAGAACGGCGATATCCGGGCGCAGCAGAAGATCGCCGACGCGGCGAAGCAGGCCAGTGACGCGATCAACGCCAAGACGGACGCGGACCAGAAGCAGCTAGATGCACTGCATAGCCAGGACGCCTCCTCCGGTAAGGCGGCCCAGTCATCCAAGCAGAACGCTGGCGCCATCGTCGAGGCCACTGACAAGGTCAACGCGGACAAGCAGGCACGCGAGCAGGCGAACCAAACCTATAGGGACGCGAAGGCTCAGCTTGACGCCACAACCCAGGCGCAGGCCGCCATGTCCGAGACCACGGCGCAGTCGACTGCCGTGACCGACCAGGCGGCCCAGATGGCCAGTGCCCTGGGCATCGACCTCGGCTCGGTGACGACCGCCTTCCGCAACCAGGCTGCCGGCACGACATATGCGATGTCCGAGATGCAGAAGTGGTCCGACGGCGTCCTCACGGCGACGTTGGCCGTGGATTCCGCGAACAACACTGTGACCAACTACTTCAAGCAGGCCGACCAGGCGGCCAGCCAGGCGGCGCAGTCCGTGGCAGACGCGAACCATTCGGTCGCACAGTCGATCACGGCTGTTGCAGACGCGAACCACGCGGCGGCGCAATCAGACTTGGCCGTCGTCACCGCACGGCAGGGTGTCGTCCTGGCCGAGCGGGCCGTGGGCGACGCGATGGCGAACGTGGTCATCGCGCAGAACAACGAGACCAAGGCCGTCGTCGCGGCGCAGCAAGCGCAGGTCAATCTGAATGCGGCACGCCAGACTGAGATCGAGCAACTCAAGAGCCTGCACCTGCAACTGGCCGACCAGGTCACCAGCGAGGAATCCGCGCGGATCGCGTTGATCGACCAGACGCGCACTTCGGCCGGCCTCGGTGTCACCCCGGACAATGCCGCCGCCATCGCCGCCATCGCCAACACGCCTGGTGGCGTGACGGCCACCAACGAGTCGAAGATCAATGCGGCGATCGCGCTAGTCAAGGCACAGGACGCGTTGAACAACGTGCTCAACACCGGGGAAAACCTGCGAGCACAAGTCAACGCGGCCGACAAGGCCGGCGTAGACGGCGCGCCCAGCGTGATCTCCGCGCAGCAGGCGTTGGCATCCGCGCAGGATCAGGTGGTCTCGGCGACGCAGGCGACCGTCAAGGCACGCCAGGCGGTAACTGACGCACAGGCCAACGTCCTCAAATCCGAGCAGGCCGTCAAGGACGCCCTGTACGCCGAGGGGAAGGCGCACGACGCGGTCAAGGACGCGTTGTACAACAAGCAAAAAGCCATGCAGGCGGTCGGCAACGCCCAGCAGGCACTCTCCGTCGCCCAGGACAACGCCTCCCGGTCGATGGACATCAACACGCAGGCTGGCCAGCGGAACATCGCGATGATGCAGAAAATGGCGGAGCAATTGTTCGCCAACGAGAACCCGCAGCAGGCCGGCAACGATCTCATCAACAACACGGCCCAGTTGTTCCAGATCACGACCCAGAAAGCGCAGGACTATCTCACTAAGCTCGGCCTGATTCCGGCGAACTTCAAGTTCAGCCTCACAGCTGTCGCGGGCGCGAACCTCGACGAACTGAACAAGGACTACAACACGTCCCTCGGGCACGCCGCGAGGGGAATGGCGGCGTTGCCCTTCGCCGACGGCGGCATGATCCGGGGCCCTGGCACGGGGACGTCCGACAGCATCCCCGCGATCACCAACAGCGGTGGCCTGCTGCGCGTATCCGATGGCGAGTACATCGTCAACGCGATCGGGACCCGCAAAAACCTCCGCCTGCTCGAAGCCATCAACTCGGGCAAGGGATTCGCCAGCGGTGGCCTGATCGATCCCATTGTCCAGGCGATCTCGCTGGCCGCGACCGGCGGCATCTACCAGACCGGCGTGGACACCCTGACCGCGCTCGGATTCCCTGCGCCACCGGGACTTCCGGTCTATGTGCCGCCCGCGTTGCCGACCGGCGGTGGCTCAATGGCCGCGTCCAGCGCCAGCGCGGCGCACGCCCAGGCCTACGCGATGAGCCGGCTCGGCGTTTTCGGCTGGGGTCCCGACCAGATGACCCCGTTGATCAAGCTCTGGAACCAGGAGAGCGGCTGGAACCCCTGGGCGGTCAATCCGTCTTCCGGTGCCTATGGCATTCCGCAGAGCCTCGGCCATGGCCATCCATACGACCTCGGCGACGATGTCGCCCAGATTAACTGGGGCCTGCCCTATATCGGTGTCCGCTACGGGTCGCCAGCCGCTGCCTGGGCGCATGAGCAGGCATTCAACTGGTATCGCGATGGCGGTGTGATCGACGCGCTCCGGGCGCCGAAGGTGCGCGACAACGGCGGCCCGATCGATCCCGGCTGGAACATGATCTATAACGGCACGGGACGCGCCGAGACCTCCCGCAGTGGGACACAGGAAGACGCGCTGCTGGCGGAACTGAGGTCCCTGCGCCGGGACATCAAGTCAATGGCGCCCGTGACAGTGAACGCGGGACCGGGCATGTCGGAGAGCCAACTCGCGGATGACGTCGTCCGGCGCCTCAATTTCCACAGGGGACGGTGATGGCGGACCCCACGGTGACCCTGAACGGGATCACGCTGCACCCACCGAACGCCGACGGCACCGGCTACGAGATCGACGAGACCGGACTGGTCGGCTGGTACGGCACGCCCAAGACGAAGGCGAGCTACACGCCGCGCCCCGCCAACGCCGGGTCCTACTTCTCGCCGTTGGCCTACGCGGACATCCGGCTCATCGGCATCACTGGGACGATGGTCCAGGCCACGTCCTCGGCATTTCTGTTGGCCCAGCGGGCACTGGACGCGATCTGCCCCGATCCATCGCAGCTCTACACGTTCCAGGTGACCGACGATGCCGGCACTCTGACCGCGCAGGTCCAGCGATCCGATGCCGTCCTTTTCACGCCGCAATCCTCCCTGTCGGCGGCATTCACGCTCGCGCTGACCGCGCCCGATCCGTTCCGGTACGACCCGAACCTGAACACGGCGTCCACCCTGCTCCCGGTCGCGGCGTCCGGATTGGACTGGTCGACAGGTGGTGGATTGGACTGGTCGACGGGCGGCGGCCTGAACTGGGGCAGCGGCGGATCGGACGGCACGTGCACGATCCTCAATTCCGGTCCTGCGCCCGCATCGCCGATCTTCACCATCGCCGGCCCCACCGACTCCGGGACGCTGTCGAACATCCAGGTGGTCGATTCGGCCACGGGTCAGATCATCGCGTTCAGTGGGACGTTGAACCTCAACGACGTCCTCGTCATCGACACCCGGTCCGCGTCCAGATCGGCCCTGCTCAACGGAAACGACGCCTGGACGAGCCTGTCCATCTCGCAGTGGTTCACCGTCCCCGGCGCGACTCTGGGTGGCATCACCGTCCCCGGTCAGCTCAAGACCCAGTTCGTCGGCACGTCCACCAGTACCACGCCGCTGCTGACCGTCACCGCGGCCAGCACTTACTTCTGAGGATGGTGCCGTGACCGACTACACGATTGCCTCGCCGAATGGGGGCACGTGGACGATTCAATTGACGGACAATGCCACGGTCGGGCGCTATCACGACCTCGCCTTCCTGATGGACGGCGTGTCTGGGTCGGGCAATGCGTTCAAGCAGTGCCGCCCGGGGGTGCTTGTCGGCCCTGCCATCTCGGCCGGCTCGAATTTCCCCGGCCAACTGTCGGTCAATCCGACCAGCGGACTGGGCTGGAGCGTGCAGCCCGGTGCCGCAGTCCTCGAACGCAACACGCTGTCGGGGACCTATCTGGTGGAGTCCACGGCGGTGGGCACTGGAGCGGTGGGCACGGCGGATCCGAGCCAGACGCGCGTGGACCGGCTGGACCTCCAAGTGTTCGACGGCGTGCTGGGTGACAACTCGTCCACATCGCTGACCCGCGTGCACGTCACGCCGGGAACTCCGGGATCAGGGCTCCCTGGGCCGCCGGTCGTGCCGGGGGCAACCATCCTCCTGGGATACTGGACGATCCCGGCCACTACCACCACGCTCACCACGGGCATGTGGACAGACGCCAGGAAATCAGCAGGACTGCGGGGCGGGGCACGCGTACTACTACCAGGCGACGCCCTGGCAGATCCCGGTTTCGTGGTGTGCGAAGAGCGCTGGCGATTCCACTCCACCTACGGCTGGCTGAATGACTACTGGGACGCGGCCGGCGGTTTGTGGCGAGGCACCAAGGAGATCGGGGGGTTTGCGCAGTCCTGGCAGGGCGGCACGTCCAACGTCACATTGAACACGTCCACGTTCACACCAGTTATTCAAGTCTCGATTGCAGACCCTGGCTTCCCGTACCTTATTGAAGCCGATGCGCAAATGATTTCGTTCTCAATATCCGCATGGACTGCCGGCCTTCCACCCCTGACAAACACGCAGATCACTCTTACTTCGACTGTCGGGACTGTGTTAAGCAGTGCGCAGTGGGGGGGTAACTACACGGCGGCCGGGGCGAGCTTCATCAACGTATTGCCCCCTCGTCAAACGGCCGTTGTGACGGGCGCACAGACTGTGATTTTAAGTGCACAGTCTGTCACCTCTCTCGGAGGTGGCACACAGGGCGCCAGTTACGCCGGCTACACATCGCAGCAGTCGTACCTGAACGTGAAATTGATTCCGGCATAATGGAAGCGCCGACCTGGTACGCCAAGCTTTTCCAGTGCACCACGGGTCTCATGCTGGGGGACGTGCCACTGGACAAGACTCCTGGCGCCCTGCAACAGATCAACGCGCAGGGCAACTGGACGGTCGCGACCGAGATCGGCGTAGCAGGCGGACTCCAGCGGGACACGTTGCGTATCAACACGAAGGGCCACCGTTTCGGCATCGCCGTCTGTTACGGGACCCGGACCGCATCGGACTACATCTTCCAGGCCGGCCCGATCACGAACGCGCAGCTCCTTCAGGAATCGCCGCCCGTCTACCAACTGTCCGGCGGCGACCCCTGGGACTTCCTCAACGGCACGCTGCTGATCAGCCCATCCTCCGGCTCTGTCGTCACCTACACCAGTTCCATGCAGGGCATCGCCGTCGCGATCCTCAACGCCGCGCTGGCTCGAAACCCGCTGCCGATCGATGTCCCGGCGGCGATCAGCGGCACCGCGACCCGGACCTACAACTGGTGGGATTTCGCCTACGCTGGCGCGCTGCTCCAGGCACTCACGCAGGCCAGCCTTGGCCCGGACATCTACTTCCGGCCCTACTTCAGCGATGCCAGTCATCTGCGCTGGCAGGCCGTGATCGGCAATCCGTACATCACGCAGGGCGCTGGCGGCGTGCCGCTGTTGTTCGATCAGAGCTCGAACCTGATCGAGGTGCGGCCAGTAGTGGACTCCAGCAAACTGGCCGGAACCACATGGGCCAAGGGCAACGGTGTTGAGGCGGGCACCCTGTTCGCGACCGCGACAGACCCGACGCTGTCCGCGAACGGGTGGCCCGCACTGGACTATGTGGACTCTAGCCAGGTGAACCTGACCGACCTCACGGCGCTGGGCGCGGTGGCATCCGGAGCGTTGGCGCTGTATGGCAAGTCCGTCGAGACGTGGTCTTCCTGGGTGCGCACCGATGGGCGCCATCCGCTGGGCTCCTACGGGCCGGGCCTGTTCGCGACCTACAACTTCACGACGCATCCGTTAATCCCGCCGGGCCGCTACCGGCAGCGCATTCTCGGTATGGCGCGGAGTCAGGGCGACGACGCGAACACCATCCAGCATGTGTTGCACGCTACGCAGGGGGTCATCTGATGGTCGCGAGCCCGAATCCGCTGGACCCGCTGGAGCGGCTGACGCGCCTGGAGCAAATCGTGGCGGCGCTTGCCAACAAAACTCTGGACTCTGCCACAATCGGGTCCGGCGGTATCACGGTCAACGGTGGCTCGATCACGATCAGCGGCAGCGGAGGTATTGTCCTGCCGCCCGGTGGCTCAATCATCGACAACAGTGGTCACACTCTTGTGCAGGCAGATGTGCTGGGGGGCATTTCCCGTCCCTGGTCCTGCGTGCCGTTGCGGCCACTATTCGACGACGGCGGCGGCGGACGGGTCACGAATGGCTTCTACGGCGCCATCGAACTCCGGCAGGCACAGATCGTCACCGATCAGCTTGTCTGGGAGGGCACGATCCCAGAGATGCTCTACCCGAAGTTCAGCATCTACGGGTGGTTCGGCTACACGACCAACCCGAACACCATCACGGTGACGATCCAGTTCAACGGGGTCACGGTGGCAACCATCAGCAGCGGCGCACTGATCCTGCCGCAGACAGCGCCGTCAGTGTCCGGGCCGTATGACGTGCACACCTATCTCGGCCAGCAGGCGATCCAGGTCAACGTGTTCGCGCACAGCACACAGTTGCAAGGGCCAGCGGACCTCTTGGCGTGCGACTTCGCGCAGATGGTGCTGCGCGGCAGTTGATCAGTTGTTGCAGTAGAACCAGCCCTGGTCGCCGCGCATCTCGTAGCCGGTACCGGCGCCCGAGCACCACGGAAGGTTGACGACGATGCCCTGGTTGTGGGTCGCGCTGGTGCCGTATGCGTGGGGCCACAGGACCAGGCCGACGACGGCGAGGGCGCCGATCAGGATGGTCGCGACGAGGTGGCGGCGAAGGAATCGCCCGACGACCATGGGCGGTTTGGCGGATACGTTCATTTCGGTCCCCCGTTCGGTCAGTGCAATACCTACATCGTATCGACCCTGGCGTCTCGTTACGGGCTATTCGACTGGAGGGCGCCACCATGGCACTCGATGACCTGTCCGCGCTGGACAAGTACTCCGCGATCCCGTTCCCGCCTGGCACGACACCGGACCTGCGAACGTTCTGGTCGCCGATCGACGACGTTCACGGCGTACTGCTGGAACTGATCAACTCGGCCACAACGTCGCTCGTGCTGGCGATGTACGGCCTCGACGACGACGAACTGGTCGGGGCTATCCACACGAAGCTCGACAACGCGCACTGCGTCGTGCAGCTCACGCTGGATTCCTCGCAGGCCGGCGGTGTGCACGAGAAGGCGCTGCTGGCCAAGGCGAACCTGCCGGCCAACCTGATCGCCATCGGCCGTTCCGAGCGCGGCCAAATAATGCATATGAAGACGTTGATCGTGGACGGCATGGACCTGGTGACCGGCTCGACGAACTGGTCGCCGTCCGGGGAATCGTTGCAGGACAACGAACTGACCGTGCGCCGCGACCTGCGAGACGCGGTTCGCGCGCGGGCCCGCGTGGATGCAATCCATGCCCACATGGTCCAGGTCGCTGCGGCGAAGTGACGTGACCGAGCAGCCCGACGCGGCGTATGACCGGGGGCACGCAGCTGGCGGTATCGACGCGCGACTGGCGGGCCACGACCGGCACTTCGAGGCCATCAACGGATCACTGGCGCGGATCGCCGACGAGATGCACGGATTGAAACTGGCGGTGCAGCGCCTGGCCGATCAGGCGATCGCCCGGGACGCCACCGTCGTCACGACCGCAGCGGCATTGAAGGACGCGGAGGAGGTGCGGCGTGCCACGTCGGAGTCGCGGTGGTCGCCTGTGTCGAAGCTGCTGGCGGTGCTGGGGGTCATCGTCGCTATCGCCACCGTAGTCGTGTCGATCTATTTGGCTGTGCACAAGTGATGTGGGAGGTCGGATGGCAGCGCTGTACCTGACGATCATCGGCGTTTTGCTTGCCGGCCTGGGAACTGTGACCGGCGCGTGGTGGAAGGAAAAGGGGGAATCGCGGGGATGGAAGGTATCCTACGAGAGAGAACGGGAACGCGCCGACCGGCAGGACAGGATCGCCGAACGCGCCGAGCTGGCTACGGATATCGCGAACAAGTTCGCGGAGACGATGCAGCGGATGGCCGCCAAGTCCGAGAAGGGCGGCCAGTGATGCGGTGGCCGTGGCAGAAGAACCCGGAAGTCGAGGAAGCATTGAGTGGGTCGGCTGCGCGGCTGGCGGAAATAAAGAAGCAACAGGCATCCCTGGAGCCCAAGCTACGACGACTGGGGGAAAACGTGGCACGTAATCACTTCGAGGACGCGGTGACGAGAGTGTTCAAGGTGATTCGGTAATGGTCACGGTGGTCCAGACCCTGCTGCCGTTGATCGATACCGGTGCCTGTGCGGTCTTTCTGTGGGCTTACACGTCCGGGAACCGTTGGTGGTCCAGCCGTGTGGGCCGCGCACTGGTGGGCTTGGGTAGCTGCATCGGCCTGATCATCGGCTACGCCACCCTGAAGCGCCTGTTCGGGTGGCCCAGCATTCCGTGGGTCGGCGTGGGCATCAACGCCTACCTCGCTGTGGTGTTGGCGTATCTGGCGACGATGTTCGTTCGTGAGCGTCACGTGTGGAAGAGCCGGGGGCAGCGGTCCCACGCTGGTCGGCGAATTGTGAACGAGCCCAAGGAGACCGTCGATGACTGACCCAGTTCGCGTGGCCGGCAAGCTCGGCCGCCTGCCGCTCGACCCGAACCGCGACACGCTGGTGCTGGACAACCACCTCGCGGTCGACGCCGCACCGGTCCCGGCCGTGGTGGACTGGCTGTCGCAGGTCACTGACTGGCCGGTCTACGGCAACGACCAGTACGGCGACTGTGTGTGGGCGATGATCGGCCACCAGATCGAGGCGTGGACCCGGTACGCGTCCGGTACCGCGGTCGAGGTCACTGTGGACCAGCTGCTCGCCGCGTACAGCGCGGTGACGGGGTTCAACCCGAGCGATCCCAGCACGGATCAGGGCACGGTGATCGCGGACGCGCTGGAGTACTGGCGCACCACCGGGATCGCCGGCCACCAGATCCTGGCCTACGCACAGGTGAAGGACCCGTCGAAGATCCAGGCGGCGATGAACGCGTTCGGGTCGCTGGCGATCGGCGTGCGGTTCCCGTCCAGCGCGATGGATCAGTTCAACGCCGGCCAGCCGTGGACCGTCGTCGCGGCCTCGCCGATCGAGGGCGGTCACGCGGTGCACGCCGGCTACGACGACATCGGCACCTTCCGCGCGGTGACGTGGGGCAAGGTCCAGGACGGCGACACCGCGTGGTGGGCGCAGTACGTGGATGAGGTGTGGGTGGTGGTGACCCGGGAGTGGCTGGACGCGACCGGGCACGCACCGTCCGGTGTGGACCTCGCCGGACTGGCGGCGGACTTCACCGCGCTGACCGGTGAGCCGGCGCCGTGGGCACCCGCGCCGATCCCGTCGCCGTCTCCCGAACCGACGCCACCGCCCGTCCCCACGCCAACCCCGGTGCCGCCTGCACCCGTGCCGACGCCCGGACCGTCCCCAGCGAGCGAGGCGTTCGCGGCGATCCTGCACAAGTGGATCACGGAGCGGCACATCGGCGAGAACCACCACGTCGCGGTCGCGGCGAAGCACTGGATGGAATCGGAGGGGCTGTGATGGCCAGCTACGTGGGACCGGAGCTCGACGACGAGCACCGCGCGATCTGCATGTATACCGGCAGCCGGCCCGGAGAATTGGAATGCCTCCAGAGTGCTGTCGTGCACATCATCGGGACGGATGGCCAGTTCGAGGGTTACATCGGCCTCCAGGCTTGCCAGCGGCACGCCGACATGGCACGCGCGGCTCCTGGCTCCTTCGTCATGGAGCATCCCTTCGATGGCGAGTGTGGACTGCCGGGAACGATCTGGAACTTCGACGAGAACCGTTGTGTCCTCGACGATTCCGGTGTCGAACCGACAGCGCGGGTCGCCGCAGCAGTGTGCGTGTGATGGCCACGACGTACCAGCGCCGCTGGCTGACCCCGGCCGAATGGGTACGAACGCGCCGGTTGATGCGCCGCAACGCTATCGAGAACCAGAGCGTCTGCGGGGCGTGCGGCACCTACCTGACCTACGGCTACCACTGGCACTACGTGTTCCGGTGGGTCAGCGGATGGCGGACGTGGTGACAGCGTCCGTCGCGTATGGCCTGCTGCTGGCCCACCTGTTCGGCGACTACGTGATCCAGTCGGACTGGATGGCGCAGGAGAAGACGAAACGCTGGTGGCCAGCGATCGTGCACGCAGTCACCTATGGAGCTCCGTTCGCGCTCGTCACGCACTCGCCGCTGGCACTCGGCGCCATCATCGTCACGCACGCCGTGATTGATCGGTACCGGCTGGCTCGGCATGTCGTCTGGGCGAAGAATCTGCTTGCGCCGGCCCGTTACCGCCATCCGTGGACGGAGTGTTCGGCGACGGGCTATCACCAGGACCGGCCCGCATGGCTGGCGGTCTGGCTGATGATCATTGCCGACAACACCTTGCACCTGACCATCAATTACGCATCGGTGAGGTGGCTCTGATGCTGATCGACGTCTCGAACCACCAGGGCACTATCAACTGGGCGCAGACCGATCCGGCGATCGACGGCGCCTACGTCAAGGTCACCGAGGGCACCGGCTACACCGACCCGTACTGGCCGGCCGACCACGCCGGTGCGGTCGCTGGCGGGAAGCCGGTCGGTGCCTACCACTTCGCCGACGGCGCGGATCCGGTCGCGGAGGCCAACCACTTCGCCGACCAGTACCTGCGCGCGGCGTGGCAACTCGACCCGGTGCTCGACGCGGAGGTCCCAGCGGTCGGCGCCCTCTGGGTGCGGGCGTTCCGGGCCCAGTTCCGGGCGCGCACCGGCAAGGCACGCTTCCGGCTCTACGCCTCGACGGGGTACCTGGCCAGCCAGCTGAATCCAGCCAACTGGATCGACGCGGCGTCGACGATCTGGGCCGCGCACTATGCCGCCACGATCGGCTGGAACCACCCGCAGCTGGTGCTGTGGCAGAACACCAGCGCAGCGACCATCCCCGGCATCCTCGGCTCGGTGGACGCCGACCAGTACCAGAACGGCTGGACCCCGGCCGCAGACCAAGGAGGCAATGTGACCACTCCCAGCGGATTGACCGGAGACCAGGCCGCGCAACTGGAGGCCGCGTGTCGGATTCTCCAGTCGATGTACTTCTACGGGTCCAAGGCACTTCCGGCGGATCTGACGAAGGTCCCGGACTGGCGCGGCGGCGGTGACCTCGGCTGGTTCCAGCAGCAGATGACCACCGCCAACGCGCCGATCCTGGCCCAGCTCTCAACGCTCTCGGGTGCACTCTCCGCCGACGAGGCCGCAATCGTCGGTGCTGTTCAGGGCGCGGACAACGACACCAAGGTCGGCATCGCCCAGCTCCTCGCCGTCCTCGCCGCGCCCGGTAAGGCGATCGACGTGGCAGCACTGGCGGCCGGTATCGCCGCGGACCTGCCGGCGCAGGCCACCCCGGCCCAGACCATCGCGGCGTTCGCCGCTCAGCTCGCCAAGTAGGAGGCACCCCGTGAACATCTGGCAGAGGTTGAAGGCCCTGCTGGCCTACGAACCGGCCGTGCTGGCCTGGGCCGTCAACGGCGGCATCGCCACCGGGCTGGCGTTCGTGGCGCACCTGTCCCCGGTCCAGGTCGCGGCGGTCACCACGATCACCACGGTGCTGTCCGCGGTCTACACGGCGATCCGGGCGCATCCGGTGTCGGTGTCGCTGCTGACCGGTGCGGTGGCCACGATCGCAACCGCCAGCGCCGCGTTCGGTCTGCACCTGTCGGCCGCGGTGATCGCGACCGCGGTGACGGTGCTGTCCGCGGTGCTGGGGCTGGTGTTCCGGGCGAGCCTGACCCCGAAGGCCGGGCGCCGACCGGAGGTTCCCGACACACCGGCCGCTCACGCTGCCTGACCGCATCCCCCGAGACGGCCGCTGCTCCCCCGACAGCGGCCGACGCCCCCAGTGCTTCCGCTACAGCGGTCGCGCTGGGGGCGTTTTGGCGTGTCTACGGGATGCGTCGGATTTCGGCCAGCAGGACGGCCACCCGGAACGCTTCCTTGACCTGCACGTTACCGTCGAAGAACCGGCCATGTAGAGCGGTGATCGCATCCTCGTCGACGCCAGCCTGTCGGGCCAGGTCGGACAACTCGACGAACGCTTCGAGCATGCCGTGACGTCCGTGGTGGTATTTGTCTCGGGTTCTGTCCATGTCCATGTCCACTACGGGCGTCGCACCGAGTGCGCCTGTCCGGCGTGTCCGGGCTACTTGCCTTCAGCGGCCCGCCTGGCAGCCTCGGCCTGCCGCTCGATCTCGGCGGAAACGCGGGCGTGCTCCCTCTGCGCCGCCGCCGACGTTTCCGCGTCCCGCCTGATCTGCGCCTGCTGCGCTGCGTGCGCGTCCTCCTGTGCGCTCATGATCAGGTCTCCTCAACCCACTTGGCGATCGCCTCGTACGTGTCGGCAGCCTCCTTGTGGCCACTACGCCGAGCCGATTCCGCCGCTTCCTCTGCCTCAGCCGCCCGCTCCGCTGTCTCGCGTGCCTTGCGCTGTGCTGGCGTCTCCGCCATGGGACCTTTCCTCGGTTTCGAGATTTCCGTACTCAGCCCAGTTCGACAATGCGCGCGTCGCCGACCATCAGGTCTACGTACGCGTAGGGCGCCAGATCCTCCTGAGCCTCAAACGTCTTGTGCCCGTTGCCACGCGAGTAGCCGCAGACCACCCCGGTGTGGAGCTTCCCGTCCTGCCGCCAGATGATCGGTGTGCCCGGTGCCGGCCGCGGATCCGCCGCGATCTGCGCGGGCGTGGCCTTCATGGCCACACCTCGCGGACGCCGACCACGCTGGCCGCGGCGACTCCCGCCATCGCCGCGGCCAGCAACACCACGCCGGTCGGACCGGACACCTGGATCACGTCCCGGCCCTCTTCGATGCCCGCCGCTCGACGGCCGCGACCCGATGCGCTGCCCGGCAGGTCTCGCACTGGCAACCCCAGAGCGCACGCGTGCTCGCACCATGCGACGACGCTTCGGTGGCGATCCACCGACCGTCGATCAGGACGCGACGTGCACGCAGTGCCGCGCGCAGGCGACGCTTGTAGTCGACCGCTGCCCGCGTGCATTCCTCGCAGTGGCAGCCATGCTGGTTGTAGCCATTCGTGGTGCCGTGCGTGAAGGTGCCGTCGGCATCACCCATCGTCGGACCCCTCGCATGCGCGGCACGGTGTGAGCTCCATGACGGCCCGCCGCACCTCGAAGTCGAACAGCCACACCCGAGCCGGACACTGGGACTCCCACAGGTCGCCGTGCGGGCGCCCAGGTCGGTGTCGGATGGAGCGACCCTGGGCGTCGTGCTGCCATACCGCGGGCATCCACGGCCGAGGTGGGGCGGCAGGCCGATCAGCGGTGATCACGGCCGTCTCCGGTCGTACCAGCGCGTCGCGCCCGTTTTGTCGAGCTGCCACAGGTAGTGCGGGCCCGGCCTGACCACGAAACCCTCGTAGACCAGTTCCAGCAGCCGCTCGTCCGCCACCGCGTCCGCCGACGGCGGCGCCTCGCGGATCTGCCGCAGCGTCATCCCCTCGACCGGGCCGACACCCAAGGCCTTCAGGATCACGAATCGCTCATAACCGGGTCGGCAGGCGTCGTGGACGTTCCACATGTCCCAGTCGACGCGGGCACCGTCCACCAGAGTCCTCTCGATCATCAGCCGCCGCTCACACGCGTGGCAGCGCTGCGTGATCTCGGCCTCACTGAGGCTGTCCTCGTCGATGTAGGCGAGCGCCCCGCACACCGACACTGCGGTCGCGCGATCCCCGACCCGGCTGCGCGAGGCGCCGGCGGCGACGTAGTGGGCACGGAATCCGGCCGGCGCGGCCGCCCAGCCCGGGTTGGCCAGGGAGGCCAATGCCTGCGCGGCCCGGATCAGGTCGAGCAGCCCGGCGCGGTCGACGGTGACGGGCTCGCCATCCGGTAGGACAGCGAGCCCGTACCGGCCGCTTCGGGTCGGGTACAGGCGGATCTCGCCTGCCCGGCTGTGCCAGTCGACGCAGGGGATCGTCCACTCGTCGGGATGAGACCCGGCGGGAGCGGTGTCGGGGCCAATCGCCCCCGCCGGGGGTTGGGGCGCGACCGGAACCGCAGGCGTCCCTGGGGTCCCGGTCGGCCGCGCGGACGGGCTGGAGGCGCCCGCCTCCGGTGCAGCAGCACCCGCCGCGCGATCAGGACCGTCGAGCGATGGCTGCCCGGCGGTCATTGCTTCTGGTCCTGCGCCGTGTTGATGGCCGCGAAGAGCAACAGCCGCATCTCCTGCGCGGTGTCGACGTCAACCACGAACGGCCCGGGGGGCGTGATCAGGGTGGAGACCTCACCGCTGCCCGGTTCGGCCCACACGGTCCACCGCGTGCCGTTCCGGTCTACGCTCCACTCGCCCACGATGGCCTCCGGTGCGCTGTCACAACTGTCACGTGACAGCATGAACGTCACGTGACAGTGAGGCAATGCCCCAAACGGGGGAACGCGTAAACGACTCGACCAGCGGCTACTCTTGTCACATGACCGTGAACAGAGGTGACGGCGGCGGCGCGGCACGCGAACTCGCGGCCGGCCTCCGTGCGCTGCGTGAACGCGCCGGACTCTCTACCCGGGCCCTCGGCGAAGCGGCCAACACGTCCGCGGCGGCCATCTCCAACTGGGAACGCGACCGCCTACCGTCCGAGCAGCGGCTGACCCAACTGCTCGACGCCCTTGGCGCCAGCGACGACGAGCGCGAGCGTCTACAGGGTCTGCGCCGGCAGGCCGAGGGTCCGGGCCAGCTCGTGTCTGGCGCCCCGAGCATCGGCGAGCAGCTCGCCCGGCTCATCGAGCACGAGCAGGTAGCGCGCCGCATCACCACTGTCGCACCGCTGCTCATCCCCGGCCTGTTGCAGACCAGCGACTACGCACGGGCCACACTGGGAGCGCATCGGGACATCGATACTCGGATCGCTCTGCGCGTCGGCCGCCGGGACGTGCTGACCCGCACCCGGCAGCCAGCCGAGCTCGTCGCGTTCATCGACTCCGAAGTGCTGGTGCGGCCGGTCGCACCGCCGCAGGTCATGGCCGACCAGTTGCGACACCTGCTGAAGATGGCCGAACTGCCCAACGTCACGATCCAGTTGGTGTCCAGTGCCTCACCGGGCTACAACCCGATGCTGGCCGGCCCGTTCATCATGATCGAATTTCCGACCGCTTCGCCGATCGTGCACGTGGAGCACTATCAGGCATCAGCGTTCATCTGGGAGGCAACAGACGTCCACGGCTTCCAGGCCGCGGTCGAGAAGATCCACAACGTGGCGATGACCCCGGCGGAGACGGCCAGGGTCATCGCGAAGATCGTCCATGGGATGGAGACGACATGAGGACGGTACCAATCCGAACCGACGCCTGGCGGAAGGCGAGCCTCAGCGACGGGAACGACACCTGCGTGGAGGTGCATCGCAACCTCGACGCCCTGCGCGACTCGAAGTGCCCGACCGGGCCGACGCTGGCCGTGAATGCCAACGCGCTCGTGGCCGCGGTGAAGGCTGACCGCTTCAGCCGCTGAACTGAAGTAACTGAACCGTCCCCGATGCCTTGTGGTGTCGGGGGCGGTTCGTTGTCAGGAGCCATCCGTCAGGAACACGTGCCCGTGCGCCGCGACCGAACTGACCGGCCGCTCGCCGCGCTGCCCAACCTCCACCGAGTAGCTCGTCAGGCCATCCGGCACGCCGTCGACGGTAAGCACGAAGACGCACGCGGAGCCGATCGGCGTCCGGGCGAAAGTGCCGTTGGTCAGACTGCCGACGGCGATCAGCTTGCCCTGGCCGTCGAACACGCTGACCGCGGTGCCGTTGGCGATATCCGCGCTGGCCCCAGAGCCCTGGCATGATGCGCCATCGGCGAGCGCGGTGGACGCCGGGTTGACGAAGACGTCGAAATTGCCCGACATGGTGAAGGTCGGCACGGCGACGGCTACGGTCGCCTTCGCCGTCGGGGGGGAGGCCGGGATCGGCCGGGGCGTTCTGGCATCGATCGCGATGAACGCCAGGACGCCGATGGTCACGGCTGCGGCAGCGCAGCCGACCATCCACGGCCACCTGCGCTTCGGTCGTGGACTGGGTAACTGGGCGTGCTGGGACTCGGTCATCGGGCGCTCCGCATGCGTGCTGGGATGCTGCATCGCTATCGCCTCCTGGCGGGGTGGGGTTACTGGGTGTGCGTGACTACGGTCGGCGCTGGCGTATGCGGGGCCAGGGTGTCCCGCATCCCGAGCAGCAGGAGACCCACGGCGGCGGCCGCGAGCAGGATGGCGGTGGCGAGACGGCGCCTCATGCCGGCACCGCCGACAGGTCGATAGCCCGCTGGGTGGCGACGCCGAGCTCGGCCGCCCAACCCTGAATGAACGGCCACCACTGGCTACCGGGGGAGGCAGGATGGGCAGCGACCGCCTCCGCCAGCGTCATCGCGGTGATGGCCTGATTGCGGGTCAGCAGCCGCTGCGGCAGCCAGGACACGATCCACGCGCCGCTCCCGACGGCAGCCGCGTCCGGGTCGAACCGGGCGGTGTGGGGCGTCAGGTCGCTGGTCATCTCGGTGTCGGTGATCTTCACGCTGACCGCCGGGTGATGCGGAGGGTCAGCCACGCCGCGGCGATCGCGGGCGCCACGTACAGCACGAGCACGGCGCCGAGGATGGCTAGAACGACCGGCTTGGTCGCGGCCAGCGCCACCACGGTGGCGAGCAGAAGAGCGGCCGGGATGAGCCGACGTGCTGCCTGACGGTTGATCCGGCGCACGCTGGCTGACTGCCGGCGCGGTCGTGGCCGTCGGTGCCAGCCCTGGCCGGCCATCACGACCATCAGGCCAGCGATCACGACGGCGCCCAGCCACAGGCACGCGGACGCGGTGTGACCGGACACGGCGAGGGCCTGGGTGCCGGTGAAGATCACGAAGCCGACGGGGCCGGCGATGAGAGCGGCGGCGAGGAAGGGATCGATCCACCCGGCGAGGCCGGTGACGTGGTGGTCGAGCTCGTGGACGGCCGGTGGGCTGGCGGTATTCATTGCGGTCCCCGTTATGTCGTTCCAGGGGTACCGCGTGTGCGGTACCCGCTGTGCGACACTATACACATGAGTCAACGCGCGGGCATCTACTGCCGAATCTCCCAGGACCGTGAAGGCGCTGGACTAGGCGTTGAGCGGCAGTCCGAAGACTGCCGGGCGC